TTTTTATTTTTTTTACCACCAGGAGTTACCTTACCGCTACAAACTGCACTTGCATACATATTTGCATACGCGCTGGGATAGACTTTAAATTTACGCTTAGCTGCAGCTTTACCTCTTGGACAAAGTTTACCCATTACTTTTTCTTTTTCTTCATTTTAGCTGCTTTGATAATATCACCTCTGGTGATTTTATCTTTTGGTGGATACATGGCTGCTAATTTTTTCTTCTTTACAGTTTTTTTAGCTGTGCCACCTTTTTTGTAAGTCATGCCCCCACCCATCATTTTTTTAACGGGTTTGTCATCTCCTCTTCTTTTTACCTTCATAATCGTCTCCTATGTGTTAGTTATTTGTAGCACACTAATAATGATGTGCAAGTCGTTTGCATTTTGCGCAGTAGCCTTAAAGACTTCTGATTCTTTTGCAATCAAAGTCGACGTTAATAATTCAGCCGACGTTTTTGCTGCAATAGATTTATCCTTTTCTAATGAAAAAACATTAGAGCTAGAATCCGTTAACGTTAAAGTCAATGTACAAGCATTTGACGCATCATCGTTTGACACTCGTATTGACTTAACAATAGCTGTCGTTTCCGCAGGTACAGTATACACTGTTGTTTCATTTGTTGTAGTTAAATCTACTTTATAATTTGTATACACATTAGCCATTTAATTTAAAAAAAACGTAATCCTTTCTTGTTCTTCTTTTAATGTTTGAGGAACATAGGTATTATTTAAAATAAATATAAGCTGTTCTAAAGTTTGAACTAGTTGGGATACTTGTTCTCTACTATAATTTTCTGTCGCATCAGGTAAACGAGGTATTGTTATTTTTGCCATTACGCTCCTCTCATTCCATCTGGTTTCATATCTAGACGAAGTGTTCCATATCTCCATTTATCATCAACATCACCACTAGATATTCTTACCGCTACTTGTCTTCCTCTTATTCTTGTATCTTTTTTTGTTGTACTTGTCGTTATTTCAAAAGGTCCATGAGATCGTTGAGAAGCTGTAGGGTAAGGTCTTGTTTTCATTGTTACATCTACGTTACCTGTTTGATTTTTAAAATCAGGTATCATTCTTGAAATAGACATAAAATTATCGCCGTCTGCTATATCTATGTCTCCTGATTCAATATGATTTGTCATTGCTGATCCATCGTCATTGCTTCCTGTTTCGTGAAGATAGACAAAAGTTCTACCTGCTTTTAATCCATTTATTGTAGAAATAGTAGAGGTGGTGTCAGCAGACTCAAACTCTGCAGCATACGGCACTTCATAAACACCGCTGTCAGCCCAAGCACTTCTAGCTAAAGTTCCAATATACCAGAGATTTTCTGCATAATTATAAACTACCATTCTATCTATTTGATCAGACCCATCAGATGCATAAAACCACATAACTTCATTAAAATCAGAATTTGCTGCACAAAAGACGTCTTGTTTTGCGTTTTGATTTATATTGTCAAAAACATGATCTTGCACACTACAAGGTATTTTTTTAACAGCACCGTCATATAAGAAGAAAGAATCATCACTCATCCAGAAAGATGTACCTGATACGTCGATAGCTGCGTTAATACCAACAGCACCACAATTAGAACCAATTTGTTTAAAACCAAAAGTTAAAGGTGCACCAATGAACTGCATTTGATACAAAGCTGTATCTGTCCATATCATCACAGCACCTCTTGATCTGACCGCCGTATTAATTTGATTACCATCAGTTAATCTAAAAGAACCCGCAGTGTTAGTTGCAGTTGGCGTCCAATCGCTTGTCGATTCTTGATCAGACCATCTAATAAACATATTATCTTGTGTGGAAGTATCAGCAATTGTAGTTTCTGTTCCTAGACAAATAACGTGTCTGTCGTCACCAGAAACAATCATAAATCTTGATTTTGTGGGTGCGCCACTTACCTCTGTGGTGCTTGCTCTGTTACTAGATAATCCTGAAGAAGTATCCCAATAAAATAAACCGCCGTCAAATTGTAAAGCTAATACATCTTCACCCCAGTTATCTAAGGCCCATTTTTTTGATTGAAGTAACACACCTTCGCCACCTGTTAGTCCTTCACGAGTTGTGTTCCATGTGCTGGTGCTCCATGTACCTGCGCCCCAGCCGTAACCAAACAGTGCCACTGCAGCTCCTGTGTTTACTTGATAACTTGCATTAGCTGTAGCTCCTGTAGCACTACTGGAAGCATTAGCTGGGGCCTGTATAGTGTATGTGTTTGAACTAGGCACTGTCAAGATCTCAAATTCTCCTTGTAGATTAGCCTGTGTTAATCCTCCAACAGCACCACTAACACTAGATATTGTTACAAAATCACCTATTAAAGCACCATGACTTCCATCTGTTACTATTACTGTAGAAGAACCACTAGTGGTTTCAAACTGAGTTATGTTTCCAGTCCCACTAGAACGTATGGGAGTTATATCTGCATATGAGTTTTCTGAGTATGCATATAATTTTTTATTAGTTCCATAGATAGCGTACTTAACACCACCAAGATCAGAATATGTTAGAATTGCTCTTGTTGCACCTACGAGTGCATCACTTGTAACTTTTTCCCAACCACCTATTTTTTCTGGTAATCCATAGCGAAAACGAACGTTATCGCAATCTACCCATTTACCTTCTGCGCCGTATTCAGTGTTTTGTTTATCTATACCAGGCGCTATCTGTAGTTTTGTTAGCGGCATAATTATATTGCGGTGTCATAAATTCTTATAAAACGATCGGTTCCGTTTACGTTAATACGTATTGCACCTACTTTTGATCCACCTGTATCCGTTGAAGATGAAATGCTTTTTGATCCATCAGCAGCGCTTGTGCCATCAAATCTTATAAACTCTTGATCATCGTCGCCTTGGTCTAAAGTTAGAACCGCTATGGCACCAGTGGAACTGGCTTGATCTATTGTAACAAAACCACTAGTAGGAGAAGATGTTCCAAAGCCTATTTTATCCGCAGAACCGTCAATAAACAAAGCGTGTGTTAAGGTATTTGTTTCTGCTCTAAAATCTAAAGAAGCACCAGAATCATTAAAAGTAAAACTACCACCGTCAAAGTCTATGTTTCCTGTGGCTTTTACACCACCGACGACATGTAACTCTGTTGAAGGAGAGTTTGTTTTAATACCCACACGGTCATTACCTGCATCAGTAAAGAACAAGTTTGCATCGCCATTACCTTCAATTCTAAAGTCTAAGTCTGCTGAGGACTCGTTAAATACAAAACTACCGCCGTCAAGAGAAACATTGCCTGCAACAGTCAGTGTTCCGTTGGCCGTGATATTTCCTGCATCGTTCAAGACATCGAACATCGTAGAACCGTCTGAGTATAAGATGTGCTTTGCGCCCTGTACGAGTGTTGTGCCTGTTCCCCCTGAGGGTTTGAAAGTTAAACTATTACCACTGTGTGTTGTGGCATCATCGACAATGTACCAAGTTTCCAC